AGCATTGGCTGGTTCTTTAATGGATTTGGGAGAATTTGACTTGATCATCTCATTTACTAATGCTTATGCCGGTGAAGACTGGACCGCCGAAACTGTAACGCTAAAGGGATGCCTTTTTAACGAAGACGGAATGGAAAGTAAACAAGATGATACAAACATTACGAAAGAATTCAATTTGAATCCTTTCGATATTATCACAGGAGAAGGAACTAGTTCTTGGCTATAACTTCCGGTATAATATTGTTTCGAAAAGCGAGTTGAAAACGGCTCGCTTTTTATTTTATCTATAAAATAAAAAAAAGGATGCGTTAACACATCCCCTTATTATCCGTTTTATAGTGCAGAATTGACGACTAAGCTCAAATATGCACTTTTTACGTTACAAACGTAACGTTTTATTTCCAATCTACAAAATCTCTCATAAAAAATAATAAAAGCCACTTATGAGTGGCTCATTTCCTTACAAGAAAGTAAGGCGTTGCTTTTTTATATGTTGCAAAGGTAATAGATTTATTTTATATACCAAATAAATTTATATAGAGAATATACATTTAACATTTTATTTGCATTCACACACAACCTACCAGCATTATAACTTCTATTCTTGGATAAACATCAATAATCATAATTATAATGGAAAATGTAAACGAAGACCTTTTCTTGCCTGAAGATATTCAGACCGAGATTGAAAAGAAAGTAAAAGAGCTGAAAGATTCAGATCCCAAACTAAAACGTGTATTCCCGATTTTTGTGGAAGGAGATGAAGACGAAGGCGAAAAGCCATATTATATCGGTTATTTTAAACAGCCGCCTTTCCCGACATTCAGTAAATATTTGTCTCTCTCCCAAAAGGACCAGGCCGGTGCCATGCGAGAATTGGCAAAAGATTGCTTTGTCGATGGCGACAAAGAACTGATTAAAGATGATTCCTTGTTCATCTATGGCTTGATGCCACACCTGGCTCAAATCATCGAGTTGCGCAAAGGAAAACTCGTAAATTTATCAAAAGCTGGGAAGTAAAAGACGATCAACTTATTCGTCATAGACTGATATTTATCCGTCATTATTTTCCCAGCGTAAACCTTGATGAGTTAAACGATGAAGAATTTGCAATGCTTTCTGAAGATGCCGTATGGCTCCACAGCAAAATGCTCATAACTCAACAAGCAAGTGCACTTGGAATGCTTGCGTAAAGTGTCTTATTACTCGTTTTTTCTACGTAGCCCTTTATCCTCTGTCGGATAAGGGGCTTTTTCAATCTTTCAGGGTACCAAACCGCTATTCTTTAGAAAATCAAAATACAAAAAGATGGCAGAAAATTATATTGTTAATTATCAGATAAACGTTAACTCTAATCCAGCTTTAGAGTCTATACGTAAATTTCAGCAGGCCACAGCTGAAATGGAAGCATTAACAAAGCGATTTGACGTTGTTGCAAAAAGCATCGGTAAGGTTAATTCAGCATTGGCCTCTATTAAGACCAAACCTATAAACATACAAATCAATACAAGTGCAGCCGAAGCAGGTTTAGATCGCATCTTAACTAAACTCAATAATATAAAATCACAGGCAAAGACTGCACTAAATGGGGCAATGGGCAGACCTACATATTCAGCTTCCAGCATAGAAAAGTTGAATAAAGCCATTAATGCAATTAATGGTAAGGAAATAAAACCAAAAGCTAATGTAGGTCAAGCAATAAATAGTCTTGATAGGTTAATACAGAAAATAGAACAGATTAAGTCGAATAGTAAAATAACCATTACAGCCAGTGCCGCTGGCGCATCTAAGGGGGTATCTGGCAGCACAACTAGAAGTACGACTTCCACTTCAACACGACAGACTGGAGCAGGACGAAGCACTTATCTGTATCCATCTACTCGGCAAGTATTAGGTCCAACATACGCCAACACAGGTACAAATGTTGCAGGCGAAATGATTAAGGGTATGGGAATTGCCTATGGACTTAGCTCTTTAATGTCTGGAGTAACTTCTGTATTTAGAGATGCTTCTACCTATGATAATATAGCCAAAACGACAAAGAATATCCTCCAGACTCACGATAAAAAAGTGGGATTTGAAGCTAGATTTAATGAAATGAACCAATTAATGCGTCAAGTTGGAGTTGAAACTAAATATACAGCTCCACAAGTTGCATCAGCTGGAAAATTCTTAGCTATGGCAGGATATGATGTCGATCAAATAAAACATGCTATCCGACCTATATCTGATATTGCACTTGTAGGTGATACAGACTTGGGAGAAACAGCGGATGTTGTAACCAACATTATGACCGCTTATGAAATCCCAGCAAAACAAATGGATAACACAGCTGACATTCTTACGATGACGTTCACAAAAACGAATACAACATTGTTAGAATTAGCTGAATCATTTAAATATGCCGGTACTGTCGCCCATCAATCAGGGTTAGATTTTGAAACTGCTTCGGCAGCTTTTGGTGTATTAGGCGATGCCGGTATCAAAGGTTCTCACGCAGGTACTACGTTACGTATGATGCTATTAAATATGATGAACCCTACTAAAAGAGGTCAAGAAGCATGGGACATATTAGGCATCAACACAAAAGATAAAAACGGAAATCTTCGGAATCTCTCTGACATTTTAAGTGATTTACATGAAAAACAACAAACCATGAGTGCTGGTGATTTCTCAACACTAATCAACAAGATGTTTCGGGTAACAGCGGCTCCAGGTGCACTAGCATTAATAAATAATGTAGCAAAGATGCAAGAAGTAGCCGGACTCAATAAAAAGTCAATGGGGCTTGCATCCGACCTGGCTGACGAAAAGAAAAACACCATACAGGGTCTTTGGTATCAGATGACCTCGGCATTTACAGAAACTGGAATGCAAGGGTTTGAACAAATGCAAGGAGTAATCCGAGACTTTCTGCAACGCATGATTGAGTTAATGAAATCCACAGAGTTTGCAACTGCATTGAGAAATGCAATGGACATGTTTTTGAAAATAGCAAATGTTATTGTTGGTGTGTTTAAAGGCATTATGAATGTTTGGAATTGGACACCTGATTGGATCAAAAATGGCATTGTATGGTTTGTTAAAGTTCAAATGATATTAGGAGTTATTGCTGGTATTGGGCAAAGCATATTAAGTACCTTCATTATGATTAGAGGCGTATTGTTTGGAAGTTGGATTTTGGGTATGAAAAATTTTGCAGGTTTAATGCAACGTACATTAAATTATATGATACAATTATACGCATTTAGTAGACATACCCAAATAGGACGTATTGCTTCTATTGGACAAGCTATTGGCCGTGGATTTTTTGGAAGAGCCGGTTTATTAGGAGGTGGCACAGGTGTTGCAGGAGCTGCTGTATCTACAACAAATATCAATACAAGTGCCGCAGGTCCCACACTCGCAAGTATAATAGGAACAGTAGGTAAATGGTTCTTCACAACTCCATTTGGATGGGTAACTGGAGCCACTATTGGTATAGGAACATTGGTTTATAAAATATATCAAGCACATAAAGCTACAGAAGCTGCTCGTCAAGCCAATGAAGCATGGGCACAAAGCTATCGTAATTTGAATGTTGACAAGTTGAATCTATCCGATCCAGATGCCTTAATGATTGGAAATATGCGTATTTTCAATAATGAATTGTTAACCCAAAACGAGCGTATTGCTCAATCCGCTGAATTATGGCATCGTTACTGGATAGAAAAGAATGGTCCCAAACAAAGTGTAGACGACCAGACCAAATTCTTTGACACAGCCGCAGGTAGAGACCCGAAATTACTAAAACGATTAGAAGCCGCAGACCAATGGACAGGTGTAGATAAAGTCTTCCAGTCATTGTCCAGTGCACTAGGCATGAAACAGACTGTCAAAAAAGGTCTGAACGGCGAAAATTATTATGCGTATAAGTTACATGGCCGTACTTTAAGTGGAACGAATACAAATGTTTTTGCAAGAAACGGAGATATAAGCGAACAAGTGGCTGTCCAAATGATGCTGGCCCAATTAGCAGACCATAATTCTAAAGAGAATATGGCTTTGAGCAAATATCTTTTGCATAACGCTGTGTCTGCTAATAGTTCAGAAGATTTATCAAGAATATTAGATAATGCAGCAGAGCGTTTTATACCTAAGATGAATAGTTGGGATTCTCGATGGGACTGGATTAGCACAGAAACATTCCATGACGAGATGACTGAAGGTGATGTGCATCGTTCACAAGCATATATCCGGCACCTTATGCAAATTATGCAGAAAACAATAAATACATGGAATGATTTTGCTTCTGTGTTAAAAGATGCCGATGCAGGAAAGACTATTGATCCAATGAAGATCCAAACTGTATTGCAAAACCGTTTCGGACTTTTGTTTGATACTAAAGCCGGTCTATTTGGAACTGAAGGATGGTTGAAGTATGTACAGGATATATACAATAACCCCTCTAAATTTGGATTACCTGAAAAATCTAATGTTAAAGAAATTTCCGGTCATATCACAAAAACATTTGATGATATTTTAGCCTTTTACAATGAACTTGATGTTAAATACAAACCACTTTTTGCCCCATTTATAAATAGATCTTCTTTCCAAAATATACTTAAAAATGGGTACGAACTTCCTACGGGCGGTTTTTATGGTCCACAGAAAGAAGGTGATAAAGCGATTTTTGACGGGGCACAATATATAGCTAAAACAATAGCTCCATACGCTACTCCACAGTGGGTAGATAAAAGCGGGAAAATATATACCCCTAAAAATGCTAAGGATACATTTAAGTGGGACCCTACGACTGGTAACAAAGAGCAAGATTTAGCTTCCAGCCTTCATAATGGAGCCGACCAGTCTCAATATAGAAGTCATAATAATTATAATGCAGCTCCCAAACAACTGATAGTACGAATTGACAGTCTAATGCGCGTGGATCATCAGACAATTGATATGACAGATGATAGACAAGTCGCGGCAATAACAAACGTAAAACAAGAATTAGCAACCGCCTTGTTAGATGTAGTTCAAGATTTTAATGCAAATATGATGTAATATGAAAAGAAAAAATAAAAAGCCCCTCAATGAGCAAAAAGTCATCAAGGGACAAGGATGGATACTTGATCGTAATTTAACGACAGACGAACTTTTTATCAAAAAGCGAAATGTAGCCGCATTTTGGGCAGCTTGTCAACACTACGGGAAGAGAATTAAGTTTTTCAGTTTCAATTATCTCCGTTCCTTCCGTTTTAAGTAATAATTTACAAGTTTGTTTTTATTATAATTAAAAATATATGAGTTTTATAAGTTCTTCATTTTCTAATTTAACGATTAATGTTGGTAAAGGGCTGGCAAACACCGGCGTAAATGCCGCCTTTTATGCAGCTAACTATAGAAAAAGAGATGGACAATTGAAATTTATATCCAATAGAGGATATAGTAATGTATTTGTTTATGCAGCCAAAAGAACGATGATGCAGATGACTTTTGCCACCATCAACGATCTTTATCCCAAATATATACGCCAGTTGGACAAAAAGAATGCTACCGCAGCCTATCAGAAGAACCAAGGTCAAGAGCTTCAGAAAATCATAACGAACGGTCAGAAGGCAGATGAAGATACCTTTAATAAACAAGGGGTTGTATTAAAGTATCAGGGCAAACCTGCCAATGAAGGTTTACTCCTTTGGATTAAAAATGAAAGCGGCCAGGTTCAAACGGTTCAATTCAATACTTATTGGGATAAAATAAAAGGATTGAGCAATGAAGCTGCTGCCAGTTCATCACTTAACACTGCTACGGAAGTAAAGGTGCCAGGCGATCCTGTTTTCTTAGACTTAGGTGCTATAGTGCAAGTACAAAGTTCTAACAATCTTGTATTAACCAAGGTACAAGGAAGAGATTATTCACGTAAAGAATTGATTTCAGGAGGCGATATAAATTTTACTGTAACAGGAAAGATTGTTAGCAATTATCCAGATGTATATCCGTATGCAGAAGTTTCCAAATTTATAACATTGATGCAACATAAAGGAGTTATCCAGGTATTTAATCTCATGTTTCAACAGTTCAATGTGACACAAATTCTGATAAAAGACTTCAATATGGGGCAAAATGAAGGCTTTAAGAATGTTCAACCATATAGTTTTACATGTGTTGCCGTTGAACCGGATGACGCGGTTAATGTAGTGCAAGATACCATAAATGGAACAAACCTTGAAATCTCTCAAATGAAAAAACAAGGTTGGGCCAAAGTTCTTCTTGATAAAGTTAAAGCATCTGCTGCTAATCAAGCCGCTCAAATGATTGAATCATTAACTTCTAACACCATTTAAGTATGAAACTTCCAGAAGCAATAATTATAGATGGTAAAGAATGCCTTGATATATTGTGCTGTAAAATCCTAATATGGGAAGCTAATAGTGACGTTATAGAGATTAACGATCCAGATGAAAATAAATGCCTTGTTATCCGGGAATGTGAAAGCATTGAGATAAATGATACTTATAAGAAGCTTATTAATTCAGCTTCCGTCAGATTCCCAAGAGGAACCGTAATTAAACGCACTATAACTTCCGAGAACATAGAAAAAGAAGGTGCAACTACTGTTTATACAGAGCGTTTAATAGACGGTACAGTTGTAGAAAAGCGAAAAGGATATTCTACAGCCCAGCCGACTGATTTTAAGGTAGGACAACGTATCCGGATATATTTAGGCTATTATAAAGATAGAGGAAAGGTCTTCAAAAATGCGACCGAGAGACTTCAGGCAATGGAGAAAGAGGCATTTGTCAAGAACGTTCCCGATTTTGACGGTTATATCGTAAAATGCAGTGTAAGCACACCTATTGAAATCAAATGTGAGAATCTGGCAAGTGGGCTAAAACGAAAAAATGTCGTTAAATTAGGCCCAATGACTGTTACAGTAAACGATTTGTTGAAAGAGGGAGGAAAATACGATTTATTAAAAGGAACAGGGTTAAAATTGCATCCCAAAACAGCAGAAAGGGACATTAATATTGGCAAGATTCAGTTAACGGAAGATTTGACAGTTGCGGATGTATTAACAGAATGGAATAAATACGGGCTATATAGTTTTATTAGGAAAGATACAGATGGAACTCCTTATGTTATGGTAGGGCATACTTATTTATCAGGAAATGTTGCCAGCTCTATTTTAAATACAGATGGAAGTTCTGATACTCCTCAAATACAGTTTGATTATCATGTAGCCCAAGACAATTTAACTTTGATGAATTGTGATCCCCGATATTTAGCGGTCTCCGCTGAAGGATTCAAGTTTGAGGGTAACAAACAAATCAAGTATAATGTAACAGTTCGTTTAAATCCAGAATGGACCGGACAAAATGATACAGAACATAAGAAATTCCAAATTCTGAATGAAACAAAACTTAGCAAGAAATCCCTAAAACTTGGAGCTATCCCCAAATCAAAGACTAAGGATAGAGTAAACCTAAGTGCGTACAACGTTATCCCTTATGTATCATCAAAAATTGGCATTAGCGAGGACGAATTAATAAAAGAAGCCGAAGCCTTTTTTGAAGGATATAATAGAAATGGCGTTGAAGGTAGTATTACTATCTTCGGAGATTTACACAGAACTAATTTAGGCATGAGGCATTTGGAATCTGGAATGAAAGTCGTTTTACTTGATAAACGCGAACCTGAAAAACAAGGTTGGTATCTTATTGAAGAAATCAACACAAAATTTGGTGTTAACGGTTTTAGGCAGACTTTAAAACTCCCCTACTGTATTGCCAAACCAGAAAAAGAATAAAATTATGGCAGATAAAATTACAAGCGATTTAAGCGCAAACAGTGCTATTTATGATGCTATACGACAAATTGCATTTCATAAATTGGTAAACCCGCGAAACAACGTTATAAAAAACACAGCCAAAATATCAGGTTTTGTTGTTAAAATACATACAGATGGAGAACTGTGCGGAACTGTTGATGTACAAGAATATACTCATACACTTACAGACAAACAGGCTATTGATGACGGGCTTCCAGTTGGTTTACATGAAGGCGTATATCTTTCAGCTATTCAAAATAATGAAAATGGTTTAGTGGTTATCCCCTATCTTTATTCGGATGTCGTAATAACAACAGACCCTGAAACATTACGCGAATATGTTATTCAATACTCTCATGCAGACACAATACAAGTAGACGCGCATAACAAAGTAATTATTGGAGCAACAGAAACAAAAGAATGGGAAGATTCAGAGGATACTCCAGATGTAGATGAATTGGAAAAGACAGGTGTTCATGCTCACACGACTTATACCCCTGTTTCGATATTGTCGGAAGTTGCTAAAGGAGAAGGAGAAAGTGATAAAAGTATATTCAAAATAACCGCTGATGATATTTTATCCCAACATGATAAAAGTCAA